GTACCTACGATATTGTCCTCGCAGCGGACGTGGGATGGATGGTCTATACGTCTCCCCAAGAGGAAATCCTATCCCGGTACTCACTCAGTTCGGGTTCGAACCAATTGATAAACCTCTTTTCAAAATACTTCCGAATAAGAGTAAAGAGCCTCATTCTAAGGCTCTCGGATGTGACCATCGCATACCCGACGGCTCCTCTTAATTTCTCCCTCCCGTCGTTCAGAAGGTAGTAACATTGCTCAAGACCTTTCTCATCTTGTCCGAGTGGAATCATCATCTTAGGTGTAAAGATTCCCTCACGCGCGTTCCTTACATCGCGCCAATCGACGTTGCGCCCACCATACATGCGTGTACGCTGTTGGTCCGTAGAGTCGAGTACTTTCAACCACTCCTCCGCAAATTCCGGATCATGCGCGAAGACTTCGATGACTGGACCATCCCTCTCCCGGTAATCTTTAACGGATACCGCATATGCAGGATCCTCCCGAATCTTTCTACTGAGATCCGAACTCTTTAACAGGCCTTCCCTCCTTCGAAGGACCGCTGAGTGGTAATAGTGCATCAGTCTATTCACCGTTAGTCGATTCCCTCTATTTTCGACGAGGGCAGCTCTGAGACGAACTAGGTGTCCGTCCAGTGTTTTCACCTCGTGTTTCTCGGGGTGAAAAAGTCGTTCCACGACTTCTTTCGTCGGACGGATCATTAAAACCGTCCCGTCCTCCTCAACCTTGATATAATGACTTAAGAACTTAAATCTACCCCTGAAGTGGTAACTCCATCGGTGAGTATTTCCACCGGCACCACCATCGGGTTCTTTTGGAAGAACTCTCCAACGCTCCTCGAAGCTAAGTTCCCTATTCAACTCCTTCCTCCTTCGTGCGAAGTATGCTCTCATCACAGAACTTGACCCATCCAGTATGAATTCGGGCAAATTCGGTTGAATGAAGCCCACGGTCGCTTTGGTTCCATAAACAGAGGCTGACGGTTTGAATCGGAATCCCGTCCTCACCCTGACGGTCTTAGCGATGCGTTCGACAAAGTCCTTCATAGCCCCCTCCGTTGTAACAGGCTGCCCTAAAACTTGGGCGTTCTTGAGACAAAGAAACATGTCGTCCCCTTGCGTTCCTATCCGATACCTCCCTTTAGTTAGAATCTCCGGCACACTATCTAAGAGGAGTGTGTACGATACGATCGACCCGATGATGCTAGTTAAGCCCGATCCGGATGGCAGAAAGTCACTGTTCACCCTCGTTCTTCCATCCTCACAAACAACGCGAACATCATTAATCTCCTTCCGAAGCCAATTATAGCCGTTCCTCTCCTCTCGTCCTGTCAAATCCAAGGCTGCCTCCATTACATCGAGAGCAAATGTCTTTGCCCTTTCGCCGCATCCCTGGTCAAATTGGGATACATCGATGTTCGCGTAAACATCGTGCGCTTCTGCTATCTCAAGGAGAGCGCTTGGGTCCTCCCCAAACTTATTGAAGCCCATCCATAAAGCGTTGGTCTTCGTTCTAACACGTGAGACGAGCGGCTTCACAAACATCGCGGCAATTGGGGATTCATGTGCATCCGCCATGAACACGACGCGACCTATCTGCTTACCTTCATCAATCCTGTCTTGTATCTCGTCCCGCCTACGCAGAGCCGTTCGACCCGCGAGTCCATATCGACACTGAACATCCTCCCCTTTCACGATCATCTTGCAGACCTCCCCGATCAGCATTCCAGCCGGTCCTTTCTTCGTGAACCCAAGCGCTCTCCAGGTTGGGCCCGCCGCCGTCTCCGGATTAATGCCGACCGCAACCAGACTCTCACGCAAGGTCATTGGCAACACCTTACCGCATTCCTCCACCCCAAAGATCGCTTCTGCGACTTCCAAAGGTGTTATCCGTACATCAAACGGCTTCTTAGGTCGATCGAGGTTCTTGATCGCCCTCCAAGCGTCGTCGGCTCCTCCTCCGTGACGTTGCAAATCTTCGAGTGAGCCGATGTTCTTCAGCTCGCTCCCATCCATCTCCGAAAAGGTTTTTCGGAGGAAGACGTCCGTTTTAATTGGACGTGAAACTGACTTTCTCTGTTCTTCATGAACATCGTCGTCTACCCGCCAGTGTTCCAGAGTACCCGCCAGTGCGGAGAGATCCCGCCTGTCATCCTCGTTCTTCCACCCCGAGAGCTTCTTCCGGCGGAACATCGGCTTTGACGCCGCTCTGGCGAATGTTGCTATATTAGGCAACCTGGAGATCCTCTTCAGTGAGGCCCCTACCCGACCCAACAGCCGCCGCAGCCCGGGACTCTCTTCCGCTTTCTTGCACAATACCGTTCCTGAGCTGATCAATGAGAACCTTCGCACGGTCCTTTGCAGCTTGGACAGCCCTGATCCCGCCTGTGAGGCGAAATGTAGCGTACACCTCGCGCTCCGCCCGCCGGGCAACGTTATCCTGCACCAAGGCAAGATAGCCTTCTTCGGTGTAGTCGTTCTTGAGATCAGGCGTCGCCTGATACACATCTGAAGCTTCGACCTTCTGCATATAAGTCAGCTTAGTAGCACGAGCCTTCTTTAAGTCATCGTACTGAGGCGCCAATGACTTCAACTCCTTGCGTACTCCTTCGCGCAAGGAGCGCAGCGTCTTCAATTCATCGAGCAATCTGTCCTCACGTTCCGTGAAGCTCTCTTCCACGTACTTTCGTTCTCTCTCGAACTGCTCGATCGCCTTGAATCCCTCCTCCTGCTCATCCGTCAGCGTCTTCGCCTTGGGCGGGAACAGGACGAGCCGCACGCTGGCGTACGCGTCCTCATCCTCCATCCAGTCCGGGAGGGCGAGACTGGTTGGATCCGCGATCGAATCGAGCAGCTGACCAAGGCGGCCTCCCGCGAGAACCATCAGTTTCCGCGGTTTGTCGAAATTCGTAAAATCCTTGAACATCGTGAGGAACTTTCCCCCGCGCTTCTTGTTCAGGAATACTTCCGCCTCAACGGCGAGCCAGAATCCGTAAAACCACAGATCCATATCGTTCGGGCCAACATACCCGACCGTTTCATCCTCCTCGTTATCGGCGCGAAGTCTGTTGACGATCCCACGAATCGCCTCCTTCCGCGTCGCAAGGGGTAATGAGCGCAGTCTACGCACGTGCCCATAGAATTCTTCACTATCCGCGTTCCAGATCCAATCCGGCTTAGACTTCCGCCACCAAGGAAGGTAGCCCGCCGACGTACCTGTGGATGCGACTGACATTCTATGTTCACCGAGTCCAGGTTGTCT